AACTTCTTACCCACATACTTTTTACCAGTTTGTAAATTGGTGATAACATAGACAAATCCATAATTATCACCAATATCTGCTTCTGTAAAATCTTTATCTTTATATGTCCAGTTTAGTCCCATTCCGTACCATTTTCATCAAGTTCATCATCCTCTATATATTCTTCGGTGATTTCCTCGACTTTTTCGCCACAAAATGGACAAAAAGATGGTGTAGAATCAGAAACTAATTCTTCGACAAATGCCAATTCATATGAAGATTCGCACTCCAAACATTCTCCTGTGATTAGTTTATCTTTCATGGTTTTCCTTTATTATTGTTATTAGTGGGCCCAAACATCACCCCAGTCACCTGAGGTAGCACCTTTAGCATAATCAGTAGCACGGTTTTCAAAGAAGTTGGTATGTGTCGGTGCATTAATCATCTCTTCCACCCAAGGCAAAGGATTCTTTTTAATCTTAAAAATGCCTTTTAGACCAAGGGAGATGAGTCTGCGATCTGCAATGTAACGAATATACTTCTTAACATCTTCAGATGATAAGTCTTCCATAGCACCCATTTGAAATGCTAGGTCAATGAACTTATCTTCCAATTCAACCATTTTCTCAGCAATCGTATAGATACGACCTTTGAGTTCGTCATTCCAAATTTCTTTGTTCTCTTCGATATAAGTACGGAACAATTTAATCATGTTCTCGGCATGTTGAGTTTCATCAACAATAGACCAAGTGACAATTTGGCCCATACCTTTCATTTTACCATGACGAGGGAAGTTCAACAACATAATGAATGAACTAAACAACTGCATACCTTCAGTGAAGGCGGAGAATACTGCAATGTGTGTAGCAGTATTCTCTTTAGTTGTATTCTGTGCGGAGATATCTAACACATAATCATGCTTCTCTTTCATCTCCTTGTATTCCATGAAATCGTTATAAACAGTTTCTGGAAGACCAAGAGTCTCGATCAAGTGTGAGTATGCAGCAATATGAAGTGCTTCACGTGCGGCAAATCCCAACAACATCATGCGAACTTCAGGCTGTGGGAAATAAGGCAGATAGTTATTAACATATCCGCCTGCAACGTCAATATCACCTTGTGTGAAGAATCGGAAGATGTGTGTAAGGAATTGTTTCTCTTCCTTAGTCAGCTTCTTTTTCCAATCCTTTTCGTCTTCAAGCATAGGAACTTCAGTATGGAGCCAATGGCTCTGTTCATGCTTTAGCCATGCATCATATGCCCAAGGATAGTTGAATGGTTTAAACGAACTGCGTTCATCTGTTAAACGTGATTTAGCTTTTTTAATCATGCTACCCAATCCTGTAATTCTTTGACAGTCTTATTACCAGACATGCGTTTCATTTCGGTATTACCATCAAGCATCACCAGAGTTGGAACTCCACGAATTCCATACTCCATTGCCGTTTCGGATTGAACATCAATATCAATCACTTCAACCGGAACTTTTATATCGGCGGCTTCTAAATTCAAGGCCAATCCCTTGCAGGGCTGGCACCATGATGCGGTAAATCTTAAAATTCTTTTACTCATATTTTATCCTTCGCAAGCAATGCAAGTTTCACCACCTGCGATTTCTGACATATTTAACTCTTTAATAATATCTCGCTCAATACGTTTCGATACTTTATCTGCTTTACCAATCTTCTCTGAACGGAGGTAGTACATAGTCTTCAAACCCTTTTTCCATGCCATAAAGTGAATAGCATGTATATATTTAATACTGGAATCTGGTCGGAAAAACACATTCAATGATTGTGCTTGGTCAATATATTGTTGACGATCAGCAGCATGTTCAATCACCCAACGTTGGTCAATTTCCATAGAAGTCTTGAACACTTCTTTCTCATTCTCGTCTAAAATATCTAGGTGTTGGACGGAACCATCATTTGCAATGATAGATGACCAAACATCCTGCATTTCATCATCGGAAACTTTGGTCCGAAGCAATGCATCCAACCAACGATTCTTATTTAGAAAAGATCCCGATAGAGTGTCTTGACGGTATGCGTTAGCGCGGTAAGGCTCAGTGCTAGGGCTAGTATTTCGTAAAATGATAGACGAAGAAGCATTTGGAGCAATAGCCATAGTGTGACTGAAACGCTGGCCAGTGCCACGAGCATCAGGAGCTTCACCTCGTTCTGCTCCAAGAATTTGATTTGCTTCATCCAGTTTCCCTCTTATATGTTTGAAGATTTTGTTATTGAGAACTTTCGCCATGACACCTTCGAAAGCAACATTGTTACGCTGAAGGTAAGCATGAAACCCAAGAGCACCAATCCCAATGCTTCGCTCACGTTCGGCAGAGTACCTAGCTCGTGAGATAGCATCAGGAGCATTATCAATAAAATACTGTAGTACGTTGTCGAGCATTTCAGCAACGTCTTTAAGGAATAGCGTGTCATCTTTCCATTCATCATAAGTCTCCAAATTCAAACTCGATAAACAACATACAGCAGTACGTTCTTCATTGGTCGGCAATATAATCTCAGAACATAAATTAGATTGATGCACTTCAAGACCTAGATCCTTCAAGTGCTGAGGCAACATACGGTTGCTCGTATCAATGAAATGCAGGTATGGCTCACCCGTGTGCATACGAAGCTCTAGGATCATCTGCCAGAGGTGTTTGGCTGATACCACTTCACGAACCTCTTTAGATTTAGGATCAATGAGTTCCCAATCATCATTGGCTTCAGGATCAATCATGCAACGTTCGATAATCTCCATGAATGCATCTGGAATATTAATACCATGGTGCATGTTCAAGCAACGTACATTGGGATCACCTGTAGGCTTACGCATTTCAATGAAGCTAATAATATCAGGATGATTAATATCTAGATATGCAGCGTAAGAACCACGACGAGTACTGCCTTGCTTATATGCAAGTGAAGACGCATCATAGGTTTTCAGATGTGGCATAACACCTGTCGATTTTTCCGAAGCGGAACGGATACCAAAACCGATACCAACACCGCCTCCCATCATAGAGAGCCAGCTGGTTTCACTATAGTTATTGACTAAACCTTCCGCAGTATCTTCGATAAAATTCAGAAAACATGAGATTGGTAGGCCTTTCTTAGAACGACCAAATGAAAGGATTGGAGTCGAATATGACAACCAATGTTTAGATGAATAATCATACAATCTTTGTGCATGTTCTGGATTAGAACCGAATGCTGACGACACAAATGCAAATCTCTCTTGCGGAGATGTTTCATTCTCCCGCATGTAGGATTCTTTTAGACGTTTCAAGCCCAACTCATCAAACAATGAGTCCCTCGAATAGTCTAATTTAATTCCCATGTTTTCCATATTTTTCCTTTATTATTATTTTACAAACGGCTTCAAATCTGGTGGTGTCCAGCCTTCAGGTTTTAACACCTTACCGTCATTACGCTTAATTACTTTACCGGTCAATGGATCAATCTTGGAAAGGTTTGATCGTGCAACTTCTGCCCATGCACCACTAACCTCATAACCCTTCATGTAACAATAACCGAGTGTTACCCAAATAAGATCCATACAACCATCCAATTGGCCAACTTCATCTCCGGCGAAATAGTCACGGATAAATTCATCAAACTCTTCACGAATCAATTTTTGATACAATGCAGAATTCTCAGGAGTCTTCTCTTGTTCACACGCTTCAATAAATTTTACAACATCATTATACATTAGTGAATTCCTTAATCATTGGGAAAATAGTTTCGATAACATCCGAGCACTCAACTGCAATATCTCGGTGTTCTTTTTGTGTACCATTACCGGATCTGAGTTGTATATAGTGAACCCAAGAACGCAAGGTTCCATTCATGTACATGCGTGATTTTGTATTACCTTCTGGTAATACTGCACGAGCCTGTTCTTTAGCAATACCTTTATCTAATGCCCATGTATATACATCTTTTGTGCGTTGCAACAAATCGTTTTGCAGATTCTCCCACTGATACGCCAACTGCCGCTGTTCATCGGTAACCAAATCCATTTCAATAGAATTTTGGCGATTTTTGGTATCCTGCAACCGAGCTTCACGCAATACGAATCCTAGGTCATCCGCTCGTGCGTACCTTTGGCTGAACTCTTGGAATGAGAACGAGCGGTGACGTAGAATCTGGCGTGCAATGTCACGTGTGGTGTTGATTTCTAAACAAACAGAAACCATTTCCAAAGGAGACCAATGCTGGTTCTTAATCAAGTAGCGTACCAGCTTTTCTGATGTATCCATGTTACCCTGATTAGCAGGATTAGACACACGAGCGGCATAAGCTACTTGTTCCAATAAGTTAAGTCCATCTGGACTTTGCGAATAATTTATCAATTTCACATTCATTTTTCTATCCATTCTTTAGCATAATTTTCCACAATTCTTAATGTGTGTTCATTGAAAACTTTAGTGTCAATCAACTCAGCATTAATATACATTTCTACTTTATAACTACCACCATCACCTAAAACAACTGTCTTTTTTAAATCTTTAACAAAAGTGTTTAATATTCTCATACTTTCTTCCAACTAATAAATTCCATTTTCGCACGTAAATTTACAAAAGTGTTTGTATCAATGATATCAGTAATCTCTTCGGAATTAAATCCATTGAGAATCATATCATTAATGTCGTTTTCTTGCATCATTTCAGGCCAGATGCAGATATTGAAGTGTTCTTCAATCGCCATGTCCATAAGCTTACAGATATCTTTGTTTCTAGGTTCATTATCAAAAACAAGAACCAATTTATCTTTAGGAATATAATTCACTGCATTACGTAAATTAGCATCCGCAGTTGCAACTGCATTAGGAATAAAGAGTGAATCAATAGGACCTTCAAACACATACACTTTTTCACCAGTATCTACCGTGTTTAATCCAAAAATCTTAATGCTTTCTTCTGCAAGTTTGATAGTTATATATCGAATTTTGGAATCACGCAATGCTCGACCTTGTATAGCAAGAAGTGTTCCATCACGATCAAAGAATGGGATAATCAATCGAGGATCATCTTCTTTGAGTTCTTTACCATGATCAGGAAGCAATTCATCCACGAAACTCTTGAAGTCTTTAGCATAATATAAGTTATTATATGTAGCAGTTGGCAGTTTTCGTCCTATACAATATTGGGCCGCATAGTGATCCATATCAAGGTCAATGATCTTAGGTAAATTTATTTTAGCTTTTTTCTTGAAAACCGGTGTTCCAAATTTGAATCGATTTTCT